TTTATAATTTGACCAAATACTATCAGTATCCCCATTACTAGCTAAATCCTCACTAGTACCGTTAGGACAGTCATATGAATTGAAATATCCCATAACAGTTACAAAGTCTACATCTTTTAGATTCTCTGCTGTAACATTTTCTGCAAATTTTGATACTCTTTGTCCACCAACTGCTAAGTTAACCCACGATTTTATTCCTAAATCATTTGATACAAGTTCTTGCCATTTGCCCAAAGCCGACAAGCTATCACCTAAACTCATTCCTATTTTTCCATGAAGATTAGACTTTTTTATTCCACATTTACTAGCTTTTACATTTAATCCATCACTTGAAGAAATAATCCCATTTTCAACAACGTAAATCGGCTCAACATCAATAATACTAATATTTTCAATCAACTTTACTTTTATTTTTACATTATTGTCTGTTAAATATTTTTTAAGTCCTACAATATCTAACGTTTCTAAATCAGTTTTTAACACTGATAAATAAAAACATTGTCCTAATCCCTCTATATAATTCCCGTAAGCCATAGCATTTTGTATCGGTTTTGTGTTTCCATAAGTTTTTATAAATAAATCACTATTGATTTTAAAAGTAGCATTTTCACCTTGTCCAACATTTCCTTTTTCAATATCATTTATATTTATCCATAAACCAAATGCCAAAGCTGTATCACTATCATGGTCTTCACTTCGCCACCAATCAGCAGCAGATAAATCTATCTCTTTAGTACACCTGTTAAATTCGCCTTTTGAATTTATGGTGTCCCAAGCATCTAAATTACTTACTTGTATTTTATCAATAACATCACCATTTGTATTATATGAGTAAATTTCACCGTCAATCATGTTATAACTAGTATTACTAACTATCCAATTGGAATACCCATTAGAATATTGCAAAACAGGTGGTGAATAAAGAGTATTACTTGACAAACTCGCAATTTGCTCTTTTATTTTATTTGTTTCAGCTATTTCATTTAATCTTTTTATCTCTAAATCTATATAAGGTATTGATATGTTATTAAGTTCATAACCTTTTATTTCTTCATTTATTTCATTTTCTTGTATTACAAAATCATTTAAAAAATCATCTATTGTTTCATAATTTCCACCATTAGATGATAAGATATTTTTTTCAATGCTTATCCCTAAATATTGCGTATTTTCATTTGTAGTTATACTTATAACATCTTCACTATAACCTGTTTGTCTAAAATCATCTAAATACTCATATTCTTTTTGAACTAAATATTTAATAGCAAATGAATTTATTCCGTTGTTTATAGAAAATGAATATGTTGTATTAGGTTTTACTTTAAAAAGGTTCAAAGTGAAACAATAATTCCAATCAACTAACTGACCGTTCTGATTAACTCTTTTATTATCTATATACCCCGCATTGTTATATAGATTGCTAGCCCCTATTTTATCAATAAATGTTGTCATTTCGGGTGTTACGGTATTGAAAGTAATACTACCGTTTTGAATCATCTCACTAACTTTATTTTGAACTGCTTCCATAGTAGTTCCAGTTTCTGCAACTTCATCTATTCTCTTCGCATTATGTTCCAGTTGCGAACCAAACTCGTCTAATCTCTTACCTAACGTTTCTTTACCACCTCTAGCGTTTATTACTTCGGCAGTAGCGTTAGTCTTAGGTATTTCGTTCTTGAAGTCAATTACTTCTTTATAAGCGTTATCTATGCTATTATACGCTTTATTTATATCTTGCAAATCAAATATATCTTCTTCTGTGTATTGAGGAAGGTTTAAATTTTCAGTAGTATTCATATAGTTCACCTCTCTATAAATTATTTGCAGTTATGTTATTCGTTTGATTTGTTCCTGCACTAACACTCTCTGCAAAGTTACCAACTATAATACAATTTTTAGTTTGGATATTAGCGTTATTACCGTATTTTATACCGTTATAACCAGAAGTTTCTTTAGAGAATTGATATATTCTATTCCCCATTACAGTAAAGTTAAACCAACCATACATATAAATACCATGTCTACCACAATCTTGTATTATGTTATTAGAACATACACCATCAGAAAAAGTTCCACCTATACAATGTTTACTAAAACCCTTCGCAATGTTGTTTGTTATTATAACGTTATATGAGTGTTTATCAGTATCAATGCCAAAAACAAATCTATGATCTCTATGATCTCCTTCAAAATCACCACCAGTACAATTATTGTTATTTATAACTACACCGTCCATACTGTTTCCTGCACCATTACCTATAACCACAAAAGTACCTACGTTAGTTCCGATATTACCTTCTATTATTGAATTTTTAGAACCTAACAAATAATAGAATATTTCTACGTTTTCTAATACATTATTTCTAATAATTATGTTGCTAGGAATTACGTTCTTTTTGTAAGAATGTCCACCAATACAACCAGTATTTGTTTTTATATTTTTAAATACATTATGTTCGATAAATATATTTGAACAAACAGTATCATCATATCTAGATGTCCAAGGGTATTGTTCTGCACTACCCATATAATCTATTTGAATAACTTCTGTTGCATTATCTCTATTCACAGTTCCGTAATCCTCGAACTTATTAAATATTACGTAACAATTTTTGCAACCATTTAACTCTATGTTGTGCCATTTGTTGAACCCTTTGAAGTTACATTTTTCAACTATTATGTTTTCAGCGTGTCCAAAACCAAGTGGTGTTATAGTGTGAATAGTTCCTTTTCCGTTAAATGTAATATTACTAATAGATATGTTAGACGAGCCATTGTATTCAGTTTCTTGTCCAGTTAATTTGTTAGTAAAAACACAATTAAGTGAAGTTGATGAGCAATCGAATTCAACATTACCTATACCTTTTATAACTGTATAAGATGGTATTTTATATGTTTTTAATGGTTTGTAATAACCAGGTAATATTTTTATAGTAGTGCCTTGTTCAGCATTATTTAACGCTTCTTCTAATTCATCTAATGACGAAACAATCACTTCTATGTTATTATCGAACTTATCTTTTAGCTCTTGTACATCACTTTTTATATTCGTTATATTAAGTTCGTTAGCATTGTTTTTATCTTCTAAATTACTAACTCTAGTTATGATATTTGGAATTTCAGTTTTTAAAGCGTTAATTTCATTACTCGTATTAACATTAAATATTTCTATATCTTTTATTTCTTCTGAAATTTCACTTAATTTGTTTAATACGATAGTCATTTCATCATCTTCAATAATATCTTCATTATCGTTGTTATCGTTATCGTTGTTATCAGAGCTGACTTTTGTTTCTTTTACGAAGTAGTACAAATCTTCTTGTGCAGTTACATGTTCATCTTCATCAACAACACTCCATACAACAGTATGCAATCCTGCATTTATTAAATGTTCTTTTTCAAGAACAATATAAACGATACCATTAGCACTATCTTTATGCCCTGCTAATATAGTGTCTATCGTTTTATCGTCATATATAACATTAGCCATTACATCATAACCTATTATATTTAAAGGCTTCTTTTTATCATTTACAAATTGTGCTTCTAATTCTATACCGTAATCATTTTGAGTTACTATAATTTGTTTAGCCAAATTATCACCCCTTTATCTTATTTTCGTATTTCTTTATCACTTTTATTGTATTACTGTACGTCTTATAAGGTACAAATCTATACATTTTAACTTGTAACATAAAGTTTGCTCTAGGATTTTCTAACGATTTAAACTTTAAGGCGAAGCAGTTATCGTTATTTAGCGTTCTATTATAATCAAAAGAGTTTAGATCACTCTGTATGTTATTAACGTCTATTTGAACATCAGAGCCATAATCGTTCTGACTTATAGCTCCGTATTTTAATCCTTTAAGAGTTGCACACTTATTAGTCGCTAATTTACCTATACTTATCATGGTAATTGTGTGTACTCCAATTTAGTTAAGAATGTTCTTATACCTTTATCGCCTTTAGGTATTTCAGTAGATATGTCTATATAACACTTCTCGTTGCTTCTAAGCGTTTCTTTTTGTATAGATATATTTTGATTACTTCCTACTAAATTAACGTTATACGCCTTGTGAGTGCCTAAATTCTTAGCGTATATTCTTTTCGTTAATGTATGAGTAGGTTGACCAGATATAGCTCTAACGTCTATAAGGTATTTACCAGATATACTTTTCTTCAGCTCTTTCGTGCATGACAAATCGTGAAAGAGTTTTACTTTTGCTTGTCCTATATACATTTATCGTCCTCCTTATGTTCGCAATATTAATCTTTTACGTCTTTAATCCAGCCGTTAATTGTTGATTTTGCAATGCCATATTCGCTACTTAGCTCTGCTAAGCTCATTCCTGCCTTAAATAATTCTACTATCGTATCTTCTGCCCTTTCCCATAATGGACACATCCTTTCTTATCTAAATATTATTTTACTTAGTTCGTCTTAATGTGTCCACTACTTTATACTAACACCAATATATCTGGTACAAAAATGTTTTTCTAATTTTATCACCTCATTTTTTTTGAAATCAAACATTTATTCACTTAATTGAATGTTTTTAATTGTTCCTGTTGAATCTTTAAATTTTAATTTATTATCACTATAATCTATAAATATACTATTATTGGGCGCATTAGTTACTGAATTATATATTTTTTCACCGAAAACTAAACACCCTTTGCTTAATGTCAAATGCCCATAACCTACAGATGAATCTCCAACTGTTAATCCATTTCTAGTTCTTGTGCCACCACCTGATGTACTTACTCTAAACAATATATCACCGTTTGATTTTTCAACTACAAAATCTGAATAACCTCCATCCCCTATTGTAATTGTACATCCGTTTGATGTGTCGTTAGTTGATTTTTTCCCCTCATTAGTAATAGAACTATCCGAAGTTAAACGTAAACTAGCATTACCAGATTGCATATATATTTTACTATCAACAGGGCTTATTATGTTAGGTGTCCTTTGAGCTTTTGAAAGTATAACGCAATCTTTCATATGAAATGTTGTAGCTTCAAAATACCTATCTACATTTGAGAAGAGTTGAGAAGCAGTAAAATTAGGAATATAAACTTCACCTAATCTAGTTCTCCAACTTGTGTTCCTATTTTCAAAGTATAAGTCAACACTATCAAACGTTGCATAATGTCTACCATAGAAACTACCCTGTAGTGAATAACCAACATTACAATACTCAATATAAGCTTCTGTGTATATATGAGTTTGAGAATTACCAGCTTGATAAAACCCATAATAACAATCACCAATCCATCTCGCCTTAAAAACAGAATCATTAATAGTCAATCCACTTCCTGTATCACCGCCATTTATATAAAATGCGTATTTACATTGCGTTATATCTCCTATTTCTACATTAACAAAATCAGAGTGCGTAGCATCAATTCCTTTGGCAACTGTGCTTGCTCCTTTACTCTCTCCACTTTTTTTATAGCCCGTAATTCTCTTTAACCTTACAATACACTTTTTAGATAACTTAACTATTGAAAAATCATCTAGATTTACACTTGTTGCATAAACAGTTGTATTTACGCCTATAAATGATGAACTAACCCCAACCATTATTGTTCCAGTTGTATTAAACACTATATTTCCTACACACTCAACAATTTTATTTTTAGGTATTTCAAAACCATTTATATTATATTCGCCCTCTGGTATTATAATATGGTCATTTTCAGATAATGCTGTCGATATTCTTTCATTAATGTCATCAATATAATTGTAATTATTTATATTAACTCCAGTTCCATTTAATTGTTTCGTATTTGTATCCAATTGTTCGTTAATATCTACTACATCGTTCTTAATATCACTTATATCTTTTTTAACGTCAGCTATACCATTCTCTGGCGAATCAAGCGTTTCTACTATATCAGCTAACCCTTGTATTTCCTCATCTATCTTTTCAAACGCTAAGTTATTTATCTCTTTAGAATATAAATCGTTATCTTCTACGATAGGTAGATTTATGTTCTGTGTATATCTCATTTAATCACCTCTAGTAAAAAAGGAGCGAATTAACGCCCCTATATTTAATTATTCATTTATTTTGTTTTAGTTCTAGAAGATGAAGGAGAAGCTTCACCTTTTGAACCAACGATACCTCTCCAATCAGAATATCCGTAAGAATATCTCATATATCCTCTGTACTTAGCAACTAAAGTATCAAAATCTTCTTCTCTCTTGAACTCTGGTCTAACTCTCCAGAAGAAGTTTAATTCGTGTCTAGTAGAATCCATTACGAACCAAGCAGTATCGCTTTCTAAAAATTCCATAACAACGATTTTTAATTTACCTCTAATAGAGTTAACGTTGTTTAATTCTGTATCTGGTGCGTTAACAGAGTTTAATAATTCAATAGCTTTGAACTCTAATGCAGGAGGAACAACTAATGTATCAGCTTTAAATACAACTTTCTTTCCTGCTTCGTCTTTAATACTTCTCATAGCAATTATAGCTTTTTGTAAGTTCTCAACGTTTAATTCACCTTCAATTAAGTTAGAGCAAGTTTCATCACCTTTTAATAATGGGTGGTCTTTAGCGAATAATGGTTTTCCATCATATCCGTTGTCAGTAAATCCATTTTTTAATAAAGAAACTGCGTCCATTTCAACCTTATATCTACCTGCTCTAGCAAGGTCTTTAGGCATTTTTTCGATAACGCCATATTGTTCGTCATCTACCATTTTTCTTTCTACCATGAATCCTTGTGCGAACTCTTTATGTACGTAAATTCTTTCAAGTCCAGCAGGAATAGTTACGTATGGTACAGTTGGCATTTCATCTGATGTTACGGCAGTACCAGATAAGTTTGGATTAATTGATTTACCAAATTCTGCCCAGATTGGCATTGCTCCTAATCCGTAATCTACTTCTCTAGCTTTTTTAGAATTTTTAACGTGGAAAATCTTTGAGTATTGTTCTGGAACTTCATCGAATGTTTCGTAGAATAATTTTCTAAGCCCCGGTTCTAATAATTTACCAAAATTGGCTTCTTGATGTACTTTGTTACCTATCATGTGTTAATTCACCTCATGTATTTATTTGTATTTTGCGTAATCTTCGTAGCTCATTCCCATTAAATCAGCAACTCTCATTTCTTGCTGCGTTAAATTGTGAGATACGGTTACTGGTGTTTCTTTTGTAGTACCTACAACTGTTCTAGTTGCTTGTGCGTTCTTCTTCATATTTTCTGTTGCTTGTGCTAATTGTTCTTTTACTTGTTGTGCTATTAGAGTTTCTATGTTTGCACCTCTCATACCGTTATACACAAACTCTAAATCTTTAACGCCCATTTGTACTGCTTTATTTAATACTTCAACTTCGTTAAAGTCTTTGTATTTGCTCTTTAATTGTGAAATTTGATTATCTAAGTTTTGAACGAATATTTGTCTTTCTAACGCTTGTATTCTATCCATAGCAGGATTAACAATATTTGAAACATTTTCTGCTTCTGGCTCGTCCATTAATTTTTGTGCTAATGCAGGATTTTTCTTTAGATAATCTACAAGTTCTAATGCTTGTTTGTTTTCTTCTCTAAGTTTGTTTAATTCTTCTCTTTGTGATATGTAGTCTTGTTGACGCATATAACCAGTTTGAAGTTCTTCTAATGTTAATTCTTGACCATTAACATTAAACGTTTGCATAGTTTGTTCTGGCTCTGTTGGAGTTTCTTGCTCAACAATTTCTTCTTGCTCTGGTGTTTCTTGAACTTCTGTATCTACTTCTTCAACGTTAGTATCTACTTCTGTATCTACTTCTTGTTCTTCTGCTACCCAATCTGTAAACGCCATTTACATTACTCCTTTGCTTTATAATTGAGCCGTTTTTATTAGAGAACGGCTAAACTCCGATAGCTTTTTTTATTTTTCATGGTGAAAGCCTAACACCTATAAATCCTACATTGTAGGAACTTCTTGTTGTATTAAGGTCATGGCTTCTGCTAACTCTGGATATTGCTCTAGTAGAGCTTGTTGTTCTTCTGGTGGTAAAGACATTACATATTCAATTAATTTAATTAATTCTTCTTCTGTAGTGCCGTTATCATCACTTTGAGCAACGTTTTCCGTAACATTAGCTTCTTCATTGTTTATATTATTCGTTTCATCACTTATTTGTTCAGTTTGTTTGTTCATTAACATTTGGATTAATTGTAATTCTCTATCTTTTGCTTTTTCTTCTTTTGAAGATATATCTTTATTCTTTTCTATATCATATTTCATTTGTTCTTTTTGCATTTCAAAGTTATGTTTTTGTTCTGCTTTTTGCATTTCTGCTTGTGCTGACATTTGAATATTAGTTTGTTGCTCTTGTAACATATTTTGTGAACTTTGAGCTTGTTGTTCTGCTTGTTGTTGCTTAATAGCGTCAAACCTTGCTAATATTTCTTCTACGTTAGGTAACTCACTATTTTCTAATATAGTTTGTCTATCTATCATTGGTAGTCCATCTTCGGCAGGAGTTTGAGATAAGCTTATAAGTTGTTGTAATCTAGCGTTCTTATTAATAGGCATTGTACTACCACCAACTACGCTTATATCCCAATCACCATCAATTTCTTCACCAGAAAGAGAAGTGAATATAGGCACTTGTCCGTTTATTGGTGCTTGTACGTTAAATAATTGTCCTTGTGCTTCCATATCTTGCGTTACTTGTTGGAAGTCTTTAATACTAACCATAACTCTAAGTTGTCTAGGTAATTCCCAGAATTGAATTATTCTTGATACCCAAAGAGAACCTAATTCACCTAACGCAGTTTCAAAATATCTCATTTTAAGCTTTATTCTACTTTGTGCTGATTGAGTTAATTGTTGAATAGCAATACCAGAAGTAATTGAGCTAGGTCTTTCACCTCTAGTAATATCAAATACACCAGATATTACTTCTATATCTCTCTTTAACATTTCTACTGTGTTTTGTACATAAGCAGGAATACTAGGTGGTTGTTCTCTTCTAACTTCTGTACCTGGGTTTTTAGTAACGATAAGTCCTGGACGATTAGTAAGTTTTCCTTTTTCTATACCTGCGTTCTTATCTTTTACCCATTGACAATTAGCAGTAAGTCTAGCATTATCTATTATTTGATTAGTAAGATTATCAGCGTGTTTTTGAGGTTTCATTAATTGTTCGATTTCACCCATTCCCCAGAATTGGTCTGGTAAATCGTAATTCTTAAATACGATAAATGGGAATTTTCCATCATCATAAGGATTATCGCTATCATCAAGAAGAGTTTCCCCTGCGATTATTATTCTTCTTCCGTTAGGGTATTTAGGAATTTTTTCCTCGATAATATCTCCGTTCTCTTCTAACTTTCTTGTTATCATTTCATAATCTCTCATATAACATTCGATAACTAATACACTTTGATTAGAGAAATTAGAGCTATCTTGTCCTAATATTAAATCTTCTTTATCTGGACGTTTAGTTTGAAGTTTTAACTCTTCTGCTTTTTCTGGGAATTGTTTTATTATTTTACCAACGTTTTGATAAGTTGCGTATATAACGTAATCTGCTTCATCTATAGTTAACGCACTAGGATCTGGGAAGAAATTAAACGCACTAATAAGTTTAGGTTCTATATTACCTATTTTTCCGTCATTTCCGTTCCAGAATAATCCTATAATACCAGTACCTATTTGTAATGAAGGAAGAACTGCTTTAGGAACAAGAGTGTCCATTTTTGTTCTTTGCCATTCATAATCTAATGCTTGTTGTACTCTATATGATTTATTAAAATCTTTTTCAAGTCTAGGCATAACTTGGAATTTAGGATTTTCACTAACCATGATTGGACGTATGGTTTCGCAAGTAGAGAATATGTAATTACTTACGTTATCTGACTTATAATCTGGTTTCGCAGTTTTATCCATTTCACCTTTATAAGCGTCTAAGCATTTTTTCCATAATTCTACGTATGGAGCTTTAGCTTGTTCAGAACGCTTAAACATATCAAGCACCATATTTACTGTCTTTTCTTCTTTGCTTATTGGCTCATATGGTGATTTATTTTTCTTTTTGTTATCCATATTTTCCTCCTATATTGAGTAGTCAAGGAAAAGACTTTCCTCGTATTCTTCATAATCTTCATCTTCATAATCTAAATCTGGTCTATCTATATTTCTTCTTCTTGAACGTGTATATTGTTCATCACTATTTTCAACGTCATAGTAATCTCCACGTCCTTCTAATATGATTTGTAACCATATAGCAAGTGCCATTACAGTATCATCGTGACAACCATCTTGTGCATTAGTTTGTCCTTTATCATCTATAACGTATGTTAATAATTCTCTTAAAATAAGCTTAGATTTAATACCTATATAACCTTCTCTAATAAACTCTGCTAACTTATCTATCATTAAAGGTTTAGTTTTAGCATTTGTTGACCACCCGATTTTCTGCGTTAATTTGTCAGTTATCTGGTCATATGTTTTGCTAAAATAGATATTATAGTAATCTTTACGTTGAATAGATTTAAGAGTTGTTAATCCGTGGTTATTGTTTTCTACGCCTATATAAGCGTCATTATAATATTTAGCAAGTTTAACAAGCTCTTCTCCGAAAAGGTCTGGATCAATATGACCATGCCACATAGCGTCAACTTTCATATCATCAGCATTACCAACAATACCAACGCTATAGTCACCATCTACTAATCCTTCTGCAACGTCACCACCTATACAATAGAATTTATCCCTATTAGGCTTATTCCATATAGTAAGATAGCCGTTTTTATTTTCTTCAAAATAAACTTGTCCTGCTCCGTTATAATGCAAGTTACCAGTTATACCATCTTCTGTGTGTTTTAAGTATTTCTTTAGTTTAGAAACGTTAAATCTAGGTCTACCCGAAGCAATAAAGGCTTCTTCTGGTGTACTAGGATATTCTTGTTGGAATTGTTCTATATCAGCATTACAGTTATTAGCGATACACCATCTACGCCACTTTAACTGTTCGTAAGACAAATCAATATCCCAATCCTTTTTAACCATGTTCATTAACTCTTTTTCTTCTGTGTATATTGTTTCGCCCCTATCTGTCTTATACGTATACTCTACTTCTGATATAAAGGCACTTCTTTCTTCTTCGTTTTCAAACTCTATTTTATATTCTGGATCTATGAACCACGGCAAGAATATAGGAGTAAAAGCATTTTCGCCTTTCATAGCTTTTTCCCACATATCATAGAAATAGCCACCAATACCATTAGCCGTACTTTCTAATATAACGGCAGTATTTCCCTTGTTAGGAATAGTCTGCATAAGTCCTGTCATTAGTGTTTTAGCGTCCTCCCAGAACGCAACCTCTGACGCATGAAGATAGTGAATAGTTTGTGAACGTCCAGTTTTACTATTCTTAGCAGTTTTAATAGTAACCTTACTGTTTAGTCCTGGGTTACGCTTTACTTCTTCCTCATTCATGCTAGGATTAGAGAATTGAAGCATATCAGAGTTCATAATCTTTTTCATAGGCTTAACCACATCTGGCATATTTTCATAGAACGTCTTGTACATATTGTATAAGTTTTGTGACGCTTCATCTAAATGGGCAATAATAGAAGAGGATTTATATGTTTGAGTTACAGTTTTCTTAAATATGTACCCTTCTGTGTATGTTGATATGCCCATTTGACGTGCTTTTAAAATAATAAGTCTTACTGGCTTATTCTTTGCTTCTAGCTCTTTTATAACGTTATCAACAATAGTTTGCCCTGCGTTCAATTTAAAAGGCACAAGTTGTCCTTCTTTATTTATTATTTTTAGACAACTCTCTATGTAAAGTTTGTTGTCCGTCATAAGTTTCTTTAATGCATTATTACTCACCTTGTTCTGTCCTTTCTAACAGTATTTCGTATTTATCGGATAAATCCTTTGCAATCTTCATATAGCCTGGTAGGATAATAGCCATAGCATGACCAAACGTTTCATAATCGTTACTTTCTCCTACATGAGCTAAATACGTATCATATATTGTTTTGTTGTAATCTTCTATTACATTCATACGTTATTCTCCTTTTATACATAAATTACTTGATTTAGTATAAGTATCTACGTATGTTTCGTTCTTATCTCCATTATGAGTTACTTCCCAATAAACACCGTTAATAACATCAGTTGATACTAACGCTTTCCAATTTTGAAGTGTTTTACAAAACCATACTATGTACATTTCTTCTGCTAATACTTCGTTTGTTGTTTGCTCAACACACTTTTTTGCTTGTTCTAAAAAATAATTATTATTCATATTTATTACTCACTTTCCACCGTATAATCGGCATTTATTATTTCGTTTAATTGTTCTTCAAAACTCTTATGAGTTATAGTTACTTCTTTCTTCATGGTTGCTAAGTGACCAGTTCTATCTAATACGTCTTTAGACGCTTGATACCTTACTTTGTCATCATCACTATCCATAAGCTCATTAATAGTCTTTAACGCCTTTTCTCTCATAGCTTTTATGTTTTGGTCTACGAGCTGCGTTTCTACTTTTTGATAATGGTCTATAGCTTCTAACACTTTTTCATCACGCAAATACTTATTAACTGTAGTAGTTGTTGTGTTAAGTATCATTGCTATTTCTTTCTTAGTGTATAAACCACTACACCAAAGTTGCATTATCTTTTGTGCTAAAGGACGTTTTAATGGCGAATCGTTAATATCCAATACCATTAAGCTTTCATTAGAATCTGTTGTAGTATTCATTAGTAGCACCTTCTTCCATGTCAGCTTCCATTTCTTCTGTTATTATCTCAACTTTATTTGTTCCATTAGTTATGTTCTCTTTTATGTCATGTATAACTTTAAGTGATTTGTCTTTAATTACTGTTACTGTAAATAGTTCTGTCGCTAATATAACAAGCCATATTGTTATTAGCAAAATTAGCATTTCTACTGTACCCAAAATTATCACCACCTTAACTTTAATCTACTGTTATAGTATTCCTTTTATGGTTGTTGTGTACAAATACGCCCCCTTACGATACCCCTACACCCATTTTTGTTTACCTTACACTTCCCTTTTGAGAAGAGAGAAAAAAAATAATTTATATATAATATACTCCAATGCCAGAGCTAAGTAACATCATTTTCGTTCCCCGGGAGCCGTTCTACCCCTCCCCCTACGCTTGTGCGAAGAGGTCGTGTTATCGCAACGTTGACGCTTTGCTTAACGTTACTCACGTTATCTACGCTTCGCTTCGATAATTAGCTTCGCTAAGTGGTTGCTTCGCAAGGTTCTAACATACTTACGTATGTTGTGTTAATGGTGTAAGTTATGTACATTACATTACATAACTTGCGTATCTATTACAAATCAGAAAGGAAGTGATAACTATGTACATCATTCAATCAACATTCATTTGTTATGTATTCAATATGACGTTCACTTAATTGACGCTCATACATGAAGAGGTCATGTTCTGTATGCTAACTCAACTAACTCAACTTCACGCTAACAAACGCTAACACACGTACTCATTCCATTTATCAAGCGACTAATTACGTATGAAGTGTTTGTAAGCGTTCAGTTAAGTTGATTTTCGTTTAGCTTTGCACTACTCACTTATGTGAGCTACGTGATTACTTTCATAAAGTAATACAAACGATAACTAATACAAAGTTTTTCGCTAGTTGCTTAGTATACACTTAGTCGCTAGTTTGATACATTCAGTTAACACTATCAGACGAAACAAACTCGCTCGGTAGCGTTGCTTATATATCTCTTAGTTTTGTTTCATCATAAATGATTACACAAAACTGAAAAGCTTTCAGCTTTATCAAATCAATATAATCTAATAAATAATATTAAAGGCACAAAAGGTGCAATGGAGGTTTTAATTATGAATAATACATTTTACACTATCGAAGGACTTAACACATTAATTGAGAGAGCTAACGCTAAAGGCAATTACGAAAGAGCTGAAAAGATTTCTTGCGTAGTTGATACGCTAATTGCTTACGAAGATTTAATGGGTGAATACATCATCACATATGCTAAAGGTTACGTTAAGAGTTATTGCATGGTTAACGGACAAACTGAATATATAAAATATTCAAAAGTTAAAGAATACACAGATTACGCAATAAACAAATTTATCGAAAGTTGTGAGCAAGAAGGATATGAATGTGTAGAGATAACAAACGAATAAAAATAAACAATAAACGCTTAGTCAATGCTCAAAGTCAAGCACGATCTAAGCGTTTATCTAAACATTAAAATGAAACGTGCTTGACTTCAATCATCAACAAGCTAAGTTAAATAAAATTAAAAAATAAAAAAAATATATATAATTCAAGGAGGGTTCAATTATGAACAATACATTATTAAACAAAACAGTTAAGGAATTAAGAGAAGTTGCTAAATCACTAGGATTAAAAGGAGTTTCAAGATTACCAAAAGAACAATTAGTACAAGCTATATCAGTTGCTATTAAGAACAAAGCTCAACAAGATACTGAAATTGTTAACAATATTGCAAACGTACACAGATTAGCTGATGAAATCGCTAACTTAGAAGCACCTGTAACATGGACTAGAACAACTGGTCAACATGATGTGTCATTAATTAATAGAGCATTAAAGAAGCTTAAAGCAACTACACCAATGGTATTTGGTAAAGACGCTAGAATAAGCAATGAGGACAAACTTCCAGTTGTATCATCTAAAGGACAAAAAGCAATGATGACAGTTGGTAAGTTATTAGAACTTGCTTCAAAAGTAAAAGAAGCTGATCCAGTTGTTAAAGAAGATAATGAAAAGCTAAGTGAGGAGGATATTGAAATGTTAGCAACTATAAATAATGCTAAGAAAGAACAACAAGAAAGGAATGAAGCTAGAAAAGAATATTTTGAACAAAAGAGAGAAAGAGAAAAGGAAGAAAGAACAGAAAGTGCTATAAACCAACTTGAAGATAAAGTTGTTTATGGTAACGACTTCTTTGAAAAGCTTGTAAATGTAACAAACATTGCAAGTTATTTACAAGAAACAAGATTTGGTAGACGTATTAATACTAAATACAGACCAGTAAGTGGACAAACCTTTATAATGGAAAAAGTAAAAGCTTTAAATACTCTAAGCAGAGTTAAAAAGATTTCAAAAAATAGATATTTAAAACCTTCTTCTGAAATATATAACCAAGACGTAGAAACTCTTGCAACATTAATAAAAAACAGTTTTGATACTCAAAACTTAGCAAGTAACGAAAACTTTGAAAAGAATACTGAATATGCTAAGTTAATTGAAAACGTTTTAATCAAAACTGGAACATTCGATTACAAAGAAAAGGATAGTTTTGTTAATTCACCAGAAGATATAGCTGATGTTCTTCTTGCTGAACAAAAAGAAAATTCTTTCAGAAACAAGGTTACTTATCACAACAGAGAAATAGCTAAACATGATAATAAGCTTAAACCTGCAAGTGAAAGACAATTAATTATGATTGACAATATGAGATTTGCTTATTATAAGAAGAATAAAGCATTCCCAATGTTACCAGTACAAAGCTATTCACAAATTACATCAAGTGTATTAGCAAGTGCAATCATTGAAAAATACGAGGAATATTGCCAAGACAGAACTATAGTATCTTACAAAATGGCAAAAAGACTATTCGATAGAATGGTTAAATGGAATATTGCTAACTCTTCACAAGAAATAGCGTTCATAAAAGCATTAAGAATAAACTACTCATATGAAGAAATATATACAGTTCTTAAAATTACTTATACTGATATGTGGTTAATTAAGAAATATGCAGAATCTAACGGCTTAAAGATAGTTGAAGCTTCTTTAAAAGTTGCTAACATGAAAGAATCTACAAGGTATAGTGCAACTCAATACTACAGAAATTTAGAACTTAACCAAAGAATGTCGCTATACAATGTAGAAGATGATAAATAATTCATCTAATAGGACGCATTTTGCGTCCTATTTTAAGTTAAAATTAATAATATATAAATAAAAGGAGAGATTTATACATGATACGTATAGTTAATTTAGCAAACTACAAACCAACAAAAGGAGAAATTCTTATCAAAGTTGATAGGAGTAATAAAATATTAGGTAATAAATTCATTATGAAAAATGAAAGTGAACGTGATTATGTGTGCGACAAATATCAAGAATGGTTCTATACTCAAATAAAAGAAAACAATGAAGATATTATTAAAGAACTAAACAAAATAAAAGAACTTTCATTAAATAACAATATAGCTTTAGGTTGTTGGTGTTATCCTAAAAGATGTCATGCTCAAACAATAAAAAAATTCCTAGAAGTAGATATGGTTGCTAAGAAAGAAAGCACTATAAAATCTAAACGTCCTACTTTTAAAGTAATTATTGCAGGAGGTAGAAATTTTAATGATTATGAAAGATTAAAGAGAGATTGCGATAAGTTACTAATAAACAAAAGAAACATGGGTTATAGAATAATAATAATATCTGGAACTGCACAAGGAGCTGATACATTAGGTGAACAATATGCTAAAGAAAAAGGATATGAAGTATTACGATTTCCTGCTGATTGGACAACATATGGTAAAAAAGCAGGATATATAAGAAATATAGAAATGTCACAACACGCAGACGCTTGTATATGCTTCTGGGATAATTTTAGTCGTGGTACAAGACACATGATTGAAATTGCTAGAAAAAAAGAAATACCTACAAGAATTTCATATTACATTGACAATACACGTAACTTCATTTAATAGGACGCATTTTTATGCGTCCTTAATTATTTAATTAAAATAAAAAAGAAAAATGTATATAACATATAGCAACGCAAGGATCACTTTGTTTTCCTCCTTGCGTTGCTATATGTTATATACGAATCAGATAATGTAAGGCATAAGATAAATAAAGTAATATGCTATAAATTAACAAAATAAAGGAGATAAAATTTATGAAAAACTTAGGTTTATTTTTAGTAGTAGCACTTGTTATATGCTATTTCATATTTACTTGCATTAGAGATAACGCATTATTAAAGAGCTATGAATACTACAAGAACAAATCATATATGGAATCATTTGATTATTGGATAAAGGAGAGTAAATAAGATGAAAGAATACAAACAAGGACACATAACTGTATACGCAGATAACTATGAAGAAGCTATACAAATGATTGAAGATATAAACGAAATAGAAAGAGATTTTTATTTATATGAAAGTGAGGAATTTTAAATGAGAGATTATTTTAAAGAAAACGAAACAATAATAGAGGTGGTAGAGCTATTAAATAGCAAAATGAAAAGCAATGAAATTAATGAAAAGTTTATAGAAATAATGGAAGAATACGATATAGAGCTACGTCAATGTGATTGTTGTGGAAACATAATGTACGAAGGACATTACATTGATGAAATATGTGAATACTATTGTGATGACGAATGTTTAAATAAATCAATAACAAAAGAAGAACAAGAAGAATTATACGAACAAGACCTGCTATTTTGGACAAGTTGGATATAAAGGAGGTGAAGAATAATGAGCTATAAAGAATTAATAGATAACGTATATAATGACTTAAAAGCAGAAGGACGTAAAATATATAAAAAAGAAATAAAGCAATACATTGACTGCTATAAAGCACAAGATTATACACCTATGTTTAATACAGATTTATATATAAATAGAGGTACATCATATTGCAGAATGATTGAAAAGGTATACATTATGAGAGGTGATATATAATGAGAGTAGTATTAACAGTAATAACGTTAACAAGGCGTATGATAAGATACGAATTTGATAACGTAGAGGACGCTAAAAAATTTAGAGATAAAATAAATGATACAATATTAGAAAATTATATAGTAAGAGAGGTAAATTAATATGGAAATAGTAAGAAAAAGTAGAGAATTAGAACAAGGAGATTTAGTTTATAAAAAAGGAGATGATACACGTATATACATGATTATATATGATGATAACACAGATTATTGTTGGTGCTTACTTAACCTAGAAAACGCTGAAATAAAAGACGGTTACGAAAGTTTAGAAGATATGTTAACAGATTACAAGCTTTACGCAAAATCAAATAAATTAAAATTAATAGTGGAGGATTAAAAATATGAAAAAATATCAAGTGTTATTTAAAGAAACTTTAGAAAGAGTAATAGAAATTAATGCAAATAGCAAAGAAGAAGCATTAGAAATAGCAGAAGAAATGTATAAAAATTGTGAGGTGGTACTAGATTATACAGACTTTTCGGGATATGAAATATCAGAATATTAAAAAAAAAGAAAAATAAAAAAACAGTTATCAAAATTAACGTCAAGTGCTTACGCTTTTCACTTGACATTAATTTCGATAAGTGTATAAAATGTAGATGTTAAGTAAAAATGATAATAAGGAGTTGAAAAGTATTGAAAAAAATAAAGTGTTTAGACGCAAGAGGTACTACTTTTTTAACATACGGAAGAGTATATGATTGTCTAAATGAATCAGAATATTATTACGAAATATTTAATGACGTAGGAGATAAATGGGATTATGATAGAGACAGATTTAAAGTAATTGAAGAAGAATCAAGTGATTTAGAAGAATTATTAGATATAGATACTGACGCACTTTTAGAATCAGTATTATCAATAGAACCAGTAATAAATAATAATGAAAAGGTGGAGAGAAAAATGAGTTTAAAAGAAAAGATATTAGCAAAGATTGATTACAAGAAAATAGCAGAAGAGGTATTTGATATAATAGAGGACGAAGTAGTAGAAGAAGTTGCTTATGATTTTGATGAAACAAACTTAGCTTGTGACTTAGTAGATATGTATAGAAGAGATTTTATAGAAACTGCAAAAGAAGTTATTATTGAAAATATAGGTCAAGAAATAGACGTAGATGAAGTAACAGATATGTTGAAAGAAGTTGCAATAGATAAAGCAGATGAAATATAAGGAGGTAATAAATTTGAATAAAACTAAAGCAGAAAAACTTATAGAACGTATGTACTTTTTAGAGCATGGTAAGTTGTTATCATGCCATGACATACTTTATATATATTATATTAAAAAAGAAATGACAATATCAGAAATAGCAAAGCATTTTGTACAAAGCTATGGAACAATACAAAGATTATTAAAAAAATACAATGTTGAAAAAAAACTTATATTCGTGTAGGAGGTATATATGGAAAGAGTAACAATTACAATTAATACAACTAATGACGCATTTGGTGATATTCCAGATCTAGCACAATATGAACTAGCAAGAATAATCAATAAATTAGCGATAGATATAGCAGACGGTAAAGAACCAGAAACGTTATTAGATATTAACGGAAATAAAGTTGGAAAGGTAGTGTATGAATAATGAGTAGATATAGTAAAGAAATAAGAGAGCAAATTAGAAGTGAAATTAAAGACATGATAAGTGATTATGAGAACGTATATGGTTGTGATTTAGTATATGAAATGTATAACAACGATTATTACATCATAGGAACGTATGAAGCAAAGCAAGAGCTTAAAAAATACTTTGATGATATGTGTGAATGTATAGAACAATATAAAGAAGAGTGTGGTGTAACTTATGAGAATATAACAGACGCAGAAAAGCTATTAACGTTATTAATGTTATTTGTAGCACAAGATGTATTAAGCGAATCAGAAACGCTTAATGAACATTGGAATGATCAATTAAACAAGGAAATGCTAATAAAAATAGCAAAAGAAATATAAATGAAAAACGCTAGTGTATATCTAGCGTCCAAGGAACAAATCAATAAGTAATAAGATTGTTTTAAATTAAATAATAAAGGGGATAACCTTGATTTGCAAAAATCAAGACGAGCGATAGCGAGTTTACTATACGTTACTATACGTTAATTAGCGTTAAGTATAAAGCCTAAAGGCTTTGTGTTTCTAGCGAAACACGTTTACTTACTTTATGTTTAGTTAGCGTTTAGTGAACCCCCTCTCTATCTCTCCCCCTTATGATACTATTTGTCAAGTAGTTTTGTCCAGTAAAAATTACGTTTTGTCGAACGATTTATGAAATTAATAAAGTACAGTATATAAAATTAATAAATTAATAATAAAAGGAGTGTTAAACATGGAAATAAATATAAAGAAAAATAAAGCAATACAATTAGGTGACGTAGTAGAGTATGACGGGAAATTGCATCTTGTAGTATATGATGAAAATACAAATTTTTGTTATAGAATTGTTAGTTTGATAGATTTTAAGATAACAGACGCATGGAAAAATTTAGACACGTTATCGAATAGTTGTAAATTAGTAGAAAAAAACAGTAACTTAAAATTGGAGGTGATATAGTTGGAAAAATTAACAAAAGAAAAATTCATAATATTCGATGATGTATTTGATAGATTACGATTAGAATACGAACATTATGAGTATTGCATACTGGATAACGTACGTATTTATCAATATTACGGAGAATATAGATTAGTAGGCGAAAATGCGTTCGAGAAAAAACGAAACATTATGCCAGTTATAGCAAAAATTTATTACTGTAACGAAATACAGAGCGTAAAAGCTAAAATGAGTTTAGAAGCATTTCATGGTATAACACGTTATGAGCTTCATAGGAAGGAAGTGACGCTAATTAGATATAAAACATTAGAAGAGTTGCAGAAAGGCGTATATGAAACGCTAGGTAAAGTAAATGGTATTTTATACTTACCTAACAAAGAAGAAAGTGAGCTTATCACTAAAAATAAGCATAGAAGAGTAAAAGCAAATGGATTAAGGAGGATATTTGAAAATGATAACTTATAGATTAGAAAAAGCATGGAAAGAATGTGATTACGATTGTTTACATTGTGATATGTTATTACAACAATATTGTTGTGAAAGAAGCGAAGAAGAAAAAGAAGAAGAAGAAATAAATAAAAACCATAAATAATACGATTCGTCAAATACATACGTATTTTGACAAAACGTACAATTTATGTTAAAATATTAAATGAAGATAAGTTAAAATTAATAATAAAAAAAATAAAAATTTACGAAGAGAGAGGTAATTTAAAATGAGTACATGGGATTTAGCATTAGAAAACGAAAATTCAAGAGAAGGTAAAGGGGAAACGTCATACGTAAAATTCCAAGACGGTAACAATCAAATGAGAATTTTAGACGCAGAACCTAAAGCAGTATGGGTGCATTGGTTATCACAAGCTAACAATGGTAAAGGACTTTCAGTTGTTTGTTTAGGGAAAAATTGCCCTATGTGTGAAAAGTTAAGATACGATAAGGCAAATAATGTACAAACTAGAGATAGAATACAAAGACAGTTTGTTATTAACGTATATAATAGAGCAACACAAAGAGTAGAGCTTCTACAAAAAGGAAAGACAATATTTGAAACATTAGCAACTTTCCACAAATCAATGGGAGATATTACTGGTTATGATATAAATATCGTTAAAACTGGTAGAGGATTAGATACTAAATATACTGTAATACCAGTAATGCAAAGTGAACCAGTACCACAAGGTTTAGAATTATATAATTTAGATGAAGTTACTAAGGTATTTGAAAGACCAATGGTTGATCTGTTAATGAGTGGTATGAGTATAGAGGACGCACAAAAGACGTTTAATGCAGACGCAGGTAACTATACATCTGGAAGTGACAATAATAGCGAAGATATAGGTGTTGAAGGTGGAAACACAACTTTTGCACCATTCTAATAAATAAAAAAAATAAGAAAAGCAAGAGTGACATTTAGCTTTTATAGAGTATAGGTTAACGCCTATACTCTTAATTTTATGTGAAAAGGAGTGTATATATATGGTATTAAAAAGTGATATTTTTTATGCAAATTTAAATAACATGATAGGTCATGTGCAAGGAGGTATAAGACCAGTAGTTATTATATCTAACAACTTCAATAACGCTCATAGCGATAACGTAACTGTTGTACCAATAAGCAGCAATACAAACGTTAAACTTAAAACTCACATACTTATTGACGGTGATCTAGTTGAAGAATGTGGACTTGTAAAAGAAAGTAAAATACTTTGCGAAACAATTCTTACTATAAGCAAAAGTCAGTTATATCAACGCATAGGACGTGTAACTGTAGGTTTAACGAAGAAAATAAATGAAAGTATAAAAGTGCAATTAGCGTGTTAGGAGAGGTGAATAAAAGTGTTTGTAGACGATATGAGAGAAAAAGAAATTGTTGATAATCCAATATGTGAACATTGTGGTGAAGAGTGTTGTGTAGGTTATGATGATGTAGTTTATATAAGCCAAACAGAAGAGTTTTATTGCAATGTTAATTGTTATTTAGATATGTTAGGAGCGATTATGATATGAAATATAAAGCAGGAGCTTTGTTATTAGAGTGGTTCATAGAAAAAGATTGTGAAGAAATATATAGATGTGAAGATTGTGGTTTTCAAAAATATTGTAACAGAGCAGTTGATATTGTTGTGGAGGGAAATAAGTATGTCAAAAGAAGTTAATAAACAAGCGATAGAATTATGTAAGTATTTTTACAGAGCAATAAATAAGAAGGTTACTCCTGCTCTTATGAAAATAGGTATAGGTCAATTTAAAAACTTGCTTAATGTTTATACTTACGAAGAGTTAGAAAGCGTAATTAAGTGGATAGAGGACGGTAATATCACTAACGTTTATTCCCCTGGTTATCTTAGTTTTGCTACTAATAAAATACTAGATGATATTAAGTTAAAAGAAGTTAAAGAGCAAAAAGTAAAACCAGTTGAAACAAATAGTCTACTTGATATAAAGCTTGATAATAACAAGAAAACAAAGTCTAGTAATTTTTTAGATAAATTTATTTAATATATATGATATAAGAGGTGTAAAGAGTGAAAGGTTGTAAATATTTACGAATAAAAGAAAAATATATGTACTGTCCTATGTTGCTAAATTTTGATAAAATAGTAATAACAGGGGAAGAAAATGATACAAGAGATTTTATTTTAAAAGATAATGATGGATATATGGTTTGTATAATATCAGTAAAAAGAGGTTACAGACTAGCGTTTAATGAAGAACTTAGTTCTGAATCAACGAAGATATTTGAAATAATAAGCGAAAAAGAATATATATACAGAGAGTATTTGAAGAGTAAGTACGCAGTTTAAAAATAAGGTGCGTTAATTCGCACCTATAACATAAGGAGATAGAGAAGATGAACAGAGCAGAAAGAAGAAGATTAAAAAGACAAGAAGAGAACATGAGAGCAGAGCAAATAGTTAATAAAGCTATAGATAATTTGCTTAATAAATTTTATATAACTATGAGAGAAAATAAAATAGGAAAAGATAGAGCAAATAAAATTTTAAAAGAAACAGCTGAAAGATTATAAAAAGGGAGGTATATATATGAGCAAAATAGAAGAAATGATTGCTTTTTCTGGTTCAGAAAGAGCAATTTTAACTATAATAATGAAAAATACCGACAATATTTTGAAATGTGAAGAGTTAGGATTAAAAAAAGAGCATTTTAGTGTCAAAGCAAATCGTTATATTTATAGTGCAATAGCCTATTTAATGTCGCAAGGATATGATAAAATAGATGGTGTAGCAATAATTAACACACTTGACACAAAAGGTAAGGAAGAATTAAATAACTTAGGTGGGTTAGAATATATTGATTTATTACTAATGACTGAAATATATGATAATATAGGGATTTACGTTGAGAAAGTTGTTAACGCATATAAAAGACGTAATATATATATGTTATGTGATGAAACAAAAGAAAAAATGCTTGATGATGATGTTAATTTACCAATCGTTTTAGATAATATGCAAGACAACTTATTAAGTTTAAGTCTATGTAATAGCGAAAGTAAGGTGTATAAAATGGGAAGTAGTTTAGCAGACAGATTAAACGAAAGAGCTAGTAATCCAACAGATGTAAAAGGATATAGAATAGGTTGGAATTGCTTCGATAAATATACGCAAGGTTACCAAGGTGGAGAACTTACAGTTTATTGTGCGCCTAGTAAAACTGGTAAATCAGCAATACTTATGAACCACGCAATGAGTTTATCAGTATTTAGCGATATTCCAGTATTATATATTAGTACAGAAATGTCAGATGAAGAAATGGAAGATAGATTACTTTCTTGTATTTCTGGTGTTCCTTACACAGAAATATGTAATGGAATGTTTGCTAAAAACACAGAAAATGGATTAGCAACAGATAAGGCAGAACGTATAAGAGAAGCATTAGCAAAAATACAAAAAGCTCCTTTTACACATATATATATGCCAGATTTTACAACAGAAAAAGTTACGGCTCTTGCAAAGCAAAAGAATTTACAAGGACAATGTGATGTGCTTATATTTGACTACATTAAATTACCTGCAAGTGATGTAAGCAATTTAGCGTCAGCACAAGAATATCAACGTTTAGGATATATGACAACTTGCTTAAAAGATTTAGCAGGGATATTAAATATTCCAGTTATAAGTGCCTGTCAAAGTAACGCAGACGAATCAGTATTAAACAATGGCAAACCTGGACAAAGTTTTATAGGTGGTTCAAAGCGTATTCTTCATATGGCAAGTAAACTATTTTATCTTGTTAATAAATCAGATGAAGAAATTGCTAGAAATGGCTTAGAAAGAGGAAATCAAACTCTTTGGTTAGCGTTTCAACGTTCTGGAAGTAGTGATCTACCACCGATAAATATATATAATAATAAGCATATATTAAGAATGGAGGAAGTGTAAAAAATGAACGCAGTTGAAATAATACAAGATAGTATTAATATAGATAGTATATGCTCTGTTTTAGAATATTACGGAGTAAATAAGATATATAGAATGGGAAGTAGTGTAAGATGTTGCTGCCCTCTTCATGGGGGGAACAATCCAACGTCTTTTGTTTGGAAAGATAACGGATTATGGTATTGTCATACAAGATGTAATACTGGAAGTGATGTGTTTGGATTTGTTGCTATAAAAGAAAATCTTGATTTAAATACACAATTTAAAGCAGTAGTTAATAAGGTTGCAGAAATACTTAATATAAATGTAGAGAACGCAACTTATGATATAACAAGCAGACGTAACAATAAAGAACTTGAAGATTGGAAGAAGTTTGTTAAATCAAAGAAAGAAAAGAATATTAATGAAGAATATAACTTAGCTCAATTAGGAGATTTAAAGCAAATATCACGTTATAGAGGGATAACACAAGAAACATTAGAATTATTTGAAGTAAGTTATTCAAAAGAATATGATAGAATAGTGTTCCCAATACGTGATGATGTTGGTAAGTGTATAGGAGCAACAATGCGTAGAAGAGATAACACTAAGCCGATAAAGTGGTTACATCAACCAACTGGACTTAAAGTTGGAGAGCATTTGTTTGGATTACATTTAGTAAATGGTGACGTTCCTTTCCTTGTTGAAGGAGCTATAGATGTATTAAAACTACGTGATTTAGGAATAAGTGCTTTAGGTTGTTTTGGAGCAAAACTAACGGACGAACAAGTAAAGATACTTATTAAGAATTTTACTAGCGTTAATTTAATGTATGATGGTGATAAAGCAGGAATGGACGCTACTTATAGTGCAATGATGAAGCTTAAAGATAAAATGGATATTAATATTTATGTTTTGCCATTTGGCGTAGATCCAGGAGAAATAATGCCTACTACGTGGGAAAACATAAAAGTATATAAGCCTTATCAATTTGAAGAAGTTTATAATAATATGGAGAAGTGCATTTAGCACTTCTTTTTTTATATAAAATTAAGCTTTATTGTCAAATAGTAATATACAGGTAAAGTTTTTCCTTTATTTCTGTGTTTTTTTTATTTTTTTTTAAAAAAAGTTCATATATCTTGTAATCTAGTGTCGTTTATGGTAATATATAGAAGAGAGGTGATTATGGTTTTGGGTAAAAAGAACACAGTAGACAAGCTTGTTATTAAGTATAACAAGACGAAAGACAAGAGGGTACTTGACGAGATAGTTGAAAATACAAAAAGATTAAGCTATAAACTAGCACATGATTACAAAATGCCTGTCGATGATATGAATTACATTTATGGAATTTCGCTAATGAAAGCACTTGATAAGTGGGATAGTGAAAAAGGAACGCTATTTACATCTTATCTTATGACAGTAATGCAAAACGAACTAAAGATGGAATGGAGAAAAAAACAAGAGCGTTTTGAACGCAATATCCAAACGTATGGAATATTTTTTTACGTAGAGGATTTTTGTTATGATGAAGATAATATCATTTACGATATACTCTTAAATGATACTATAGAGAAAACAATAGATAACGAGAACATGAAAAATGCAATAAAAATGTTCGTTGATGACGCTAAAGTAAAAGACATTACTAAAAGTTGCAACGTTGGTAGAACGAACTTTTACAATAAGCTAAATAATTTTAAAAATATTATAAGAGAAGAGGTAGAAACGAATGAAATTTATGTTTAATGGAAATGTTAATGAACCTGCAAAAAACGATTTAGATATGTTTCAAGAAGAAGCTTTAAGAAGCATGAGAAATGATTTACCGTACGAACTTATTTGTTCAAATATGTGCATGGGATTAGCAGGAGAAACTGGCGAAACAGTTGATATATTTAAAAAACACATATATCAAGGAAAAGACTTAGATATTAATGATGTGATTGAAGAGATTGGAGATATTCTTTGGTATATAGCAAACCTTTGCAATGTTAACAAAATAACAATGAAAGAATGTATGGAATCTAACGTTGAAAAACTTAGAAAAAGATACCCTAATGGATTTAGCATAAAAGACGCTTTAGAAAGGGTTGATAAGAATGATAGATAAAATATTAATAGCATTATTATCAATGTATATAATTTTATTTATTACAGATTTAGTATTATATCATAAGAAGAAAAAGGAAAAGAAAAAATAATGAGTAGATTAGTTTTAGAAACAAATGTTAGGTTAAAAGCTGAAATATGCGATATAGATAGAGAGCAATATGATAAGATCGTAGCAGAATACAAATCAGAAAGAGAGCTAGAGCTTAGAGCTAAAGGCGATTTTGAAAGAGCAATTATAGAAGATTTAGGTTTTAAACCAGAAGAAATAAACATTACGAAATTTAAGTACAGATTTGAGGATTAGGAGTGAAATTACAAATGGAAAAAAATATGGAATTAGATTTACTTGCTTTATTTAATGAATGTGCAAAAGAAGCTAAAAAAGGAGAACCAGAGGACAATGTAAATCACCCAAAGCATTATACTGTAGGTGATATTGAGGTTATCGAGTACATAAAGGACAAGCTAACCAAAGAAGAATACATTGGGTACTGCATGGGGAATGTCATTAAATATGTATCAAGATACAAACACAAAAATGGTAAAGAAGATTTAAGCAAAGCTATGGTTTATTTATCATGGGCAATAGAGGTGATGTAATATGAACGAAGAATTATATACTTTGGTTTGCACTAATTGTTGTAAAACATATGTTGAAGTTCAAATTGACGAAAAGTTTTTATTAGAAGAACCTTTTGAAGTTATTTGCCCAACTTGTGGTAAAAAAGAATACTATAAATAAAAACTGCGTGTTTTATCCAAATAAACTGCGTGTTTTATCCAAAACAATATTTCAAATAATATTGAATAGGCTTTAAACGTAGTAAACAAGCCAAAGCTATAAAAAACTGCGTATATTCACGAAAGTACGCAGTTTTATTTTTACAATTTTTAGGGGGGTGCTTTTATGATTATAGATGAATTAATAGAAGAATTAAGAGGAAAAGGTTACAGTATAGGTGAATATACTTCTGACGTTGTTGAGAGTAAATTTATAGGTTCAATAACTAAAAATAGAAATTATCACAGAAGAAAGAAAAGAGAAAAGAAGCGTGAATTGATGGCAAGTTTAGGAATGAATAATTTAAAAGATAATTCAGAGATTATTATTTTCAATAATTATCCTGCTTATTATAGATTTGTTATGGATAACAAAAAAATAATAATAGACCATAAATATAGAAAAAACGAATATGTTGTTAAAGTAAGGAGAGAAAATTAATGTTAAGAGGATTTACAGAGCTACACGTTCATAGCGAATATAGCATGAGAGATGGTGCTAATAAAGTAGAAAAACTTTTAGACAGAGCGAAAGAGCTAGGACATACTGCACTAGCAATTACAGACCATGGAAGCATGGCAGGGATTATTCCTGCTTATTTATATGCACAACAAATAAACATAAAGCTCATAATTGGTTGTGAGTTTTATGTTGGACGTGAAGAAAGAAACCACTTAGTAATTTTAGCAAAAAATCTAACTGGTTATCAAAATATGTTAAAACTTCATTCTTTATCATATACATCAGAGCATTTTTATTACAAACCTACGATAGAGGAAAGCGACCTTTTTGCACATAGTGATGGCTTAATAATACTTACTGCGTGTATAGGTGGTAAGCATGGTAAACTCATTATAAATGGTGAGCGTGAAAAATGCAAAGAATCATTACTGGAATATAAGTCAATATTTGGTGATGATTTTTATATTGAATTACAAGATAACGAAATTAAAATACAAGCAAGTGTAAACAGAGAGCTTATTGCTTTGTCAAAAGAATTAAACATAAAGCTTGTTGCTACTAATGACGCTCACTTCTTAACTAAAGAAGATAGTTATGCTCACGAAGTTTTACTTGCGATACAACAACAAAAGAAAATGACGGATCAATCACGTTGGAAGTTTGAAGGTTCATCATATTATATACATTCTTACAATGAAATGATTTCAACTGGACTTCCAATAGAAGCAATACACAATACAAAAGAGATTGAAAACAAATGTAACGTAGAAATTGATTTATCTTCAATTCATGCTCCATCGTTCAAAGGCTTAAATAAAGCCGAAGAAATAAATTTATTAAAATCAAAAATGAATGAATGGTACGCAAAAACGTACGGTAATATTTACAATAAAGAAGTTATAGAACGAATCAACAGAGAGCTTGATGTAATAATAAGTAAAGATTTTACTGGTTACTTCTTATTAGTTGCTGATTATATAAACGCTTTTGAATCAATAAAGATTAATCAATATGGCATAGAACAAAATCTTATGTGTGGAGCAGGAAGAGGTTCTGGCGTAGGTTCAATGGTTGCTTACGCACTAGGTATAACAAAAGTAAATCCAATGGAATACGATTTGTTATTTGAACGTTTCATTAACGTAGACCGTCTATCTTATCCCGACATAGATACGGATTTTGACTATGAACATAGAGAAAAAGCTATACAATATATGATTAATACTTATGGTAATGAACACGTGGCTCAAATAAGTGCTTTTGGTACTCTTCAACCTAAAGCTACTTTTCGTTATATATTAAGCTCATTTGATTACCCTACTAATATTATATCCAAAATATCAAAACTTATCCCAGATAATTGCGAAAATATTGATGACGCTCTACGTGATCCTGCGTTAATGTTTGCAACTAAAGGAATGGATAAAGAAATAAACGTAATGAGAGCGTTAGAAGGTATTGTCACTACACAAAGCACTCACGCTGCTGGATTAGTTGTTACTGATGAGCCTATTTATACTTACGCTCCATGCCACACAACTAGCGAAGATAGAGGTAGATATGTATTAAGTATGGATAAGAAGAAAGTTGAAAAGCATGGCTTAATCAAACATGATTTCTTAGGACTTAAAACATTAACAGTTATAAGAAAGACGTTAGCACGTATAAAGAAATCTTATAACATTGATATAGATATATGGAATGTAAGAAAAGATGATACTAAAGTTTATGATTTGCTTAATAGTGGTCATTTAAGTGGTGTATTCCAACTTGACGGAGCTTCTGCGAAACAAATAGTAGATAAAGTTAAACCTCGTAAGTTTGACGATATTATCTCTTGTGAAGCAGTTTGTAGACCTGGTGTTAAAGAAGCAAACGACTTTATTAATAAAATGTGTAGTGAATATGGAATAGAAGAAATAGATGAAATTTTACGCCCTACTTACGGAGCTATAGTATTCCAAGAGCAAACAATGAGATTAATGAACGTTGTTACTGGTAACAGATGGACATTAGGTAAAGCAGATTATATGAGGAAGGTGAAAAATCTTGAAGAATATAGAGCAGATTTTGTTAGCTGTGCTATGGATAATGGTTACGACAGTAATTTTGCAAATAACATCTTTGATAGATTCGATTTGGGATACTCATTTAACAAATCTCATGCCGTGGCTTATGCTTTTATTACTTATGCAACTGCTTACTTAAAAGCATATTACACTACAGAATATATGTGTGAATATATTGATATGTATAAGAGCGAATCAGACACAGTTAAAGAAGCTATAAATGAATGTAAATCATTAGGTATAAGAATTATTGCACCTAATATAAATGCTACTCACGTTGGATTTGATGTTGTAGATGGTAATATATGCTTTGGACTTTCTGGCGTTAATGGAATAGGTGAAAAAGCAGTTACTAAGCTTATTGATTACACTAGCAAAACAAAAATAAATACATTGCAAGAGCTTATAGATAGTAAAACACTTAATAAAACTGGAATAATAGCGTGTATTAAGTGTGGAATATTTGATAAGGAAGGTGAGAGAAATGATTTAATTAATTCTTATATTTCTACAAGAAGCAAGAAAGAACGTGAATCAGAAATAATTACAGAGTATAACGATAAGATAAAGTTAAAATGGGAAAAAGACGTATGTGGTATATACTTAACTGCTCACCCATTAGATAAATATTCTTTGAAAAATTATTCAGAAGTGTCGAATAATGGATTATTTGGTGGTATAATTAATAGTGTAAAAGTTATTAAAACAAAGACAGATAAAGAAATGGCGTTTGTTACTATTGAAGATAGAGAAAGCATAATTGACGTAACAGTTTTCCCTAATGTTTATAGTCGTTGTTCATTATCTTTAAAGGAAGGTTACGTAGTATTCACTAAAGGTAAGAAAGACGGTAACAACAAATGGATAGCTGATAATATAGAAAGAATAGGGAGCGTGTAACAACGCTTCTGAACAATTTAGATATATTAGGAGGTAAAGTAAATGATAATTAACTGTAAAGAAATAAGGGAGAAAGAAATAGCAAAGATCAAAGAAACGTACAAAGGTGGTTGTAAAGTAGTATTCATACAGATAGGTGAGAATCCTGCGTCTAACGTATATGTACGTAACAAAATAAATTTATGTAAGGAAGTGGGAATAGAAGTAAAGCATATTCAAGGCGATGAAGAAACGTCACAAGAAGCGTTAATAAACTCTATAAAAAGATTTAATCTTGATAAAGATATACACGGAATAATGGTTCAGTTACCTTTACCAGAACATATAAGCGAAGAAGCAGTAATAAACGCTATAGCACCAGAAAAGGATATAGACGGATTTACTACTATTAACAAAGGTAAGCTTATGATTGGTGATAAAGACGCTATAGTTCCATGCACACCAAAAGGAATAATGACGATATTAGAGCATGAGAACATTGATTTACAAGGTAAGAACGTTGTTATAGTAGGTAGGAGTAATATCGTTGGTAAACCTTTAGCGAATTTAATGATTAATGCAGGAGCAACTGTAACAGTTTGTAATAGCAAAACAGATGAAATAATTTTAAATTGCTTAATTGCTAGTAGTGATATTTTTATATCTGCAATAGGTAGAGCAAATCACTTTAATAAAAATATGTTTGAATTTTACAGATTAAATAACACTATTGCGATAGATGTAGGTATCAATAGAGATAAAGAAGGTAAGCTTTGTGGTGATATATCTAAAGAGCTTTATGATGAATTTAAAGACGTAACAAGCGTTCCTGGTGGTGTTGGAGTAATGACAGTATTAGAAGTTATTAAGAACAGTATTGAGTGTTATAAAAGGTCACAAAACTAAATTTTAAAAAGGGGGAGTGAGAATGAATAATGTGCCATTCATGGGTCAAGATGATTTAATCATCTTACTTATCATAGGTATTTGTATAGCAATGTTTATATTTTTAACAATAACAAATGCAGTAAGAAGTAAGTTTGAAGGAGAGAATGAAGATGAAGAGATTTAGTGTAAGTTGTATAGTAACATACGAAACGTGTGGTTATAAGTGCCTTAGACAATATAACAAAATAGGGGAAGAAAAAATAGAGGACGATAAGAATTTTTACGGAGAGTTTGGAGCTTTGCTTCACGATCTATTCGATAAGCATTATAAAGAAAATTTAACGCAAGAACAGATGGTTGATATATTCTATAGTGCAGTTAATGATTTAGAGTGTGAATTTCCAGATGGAAAGAAAGAACAATATATAAATGAAGCATTAGAGCAATTCGATTATTTCTATGAAAAGTACGCTAATATGAAGCCTATCTTAACAGAAGAAGAGTTTGATTTGCAAATAGATGGTATATCATTACCATTCAAAGGATTTGTTGATAGAGTAGACGGCAGCATAGAAGATAAGTCAATAATTATCAGCGACTACAAAACTGGTCGTAGCTCGAAGTTTACGAAGAGAGAGCTTTCTGATAACATACAAGCCACCGTATACAGTTTGTATTATAAACAAAAATACGGATTTTATCCAGAGCGTTTTGTATTTATTTTTACAAAAGAGAGAAAAACAAAGGAAATCGAAATAAATGAAGCGTTTATAGAACGTGGATTAGCAAGAATAAAGAGAAACGTAAGAGCTATGGAACAAGGAATATTCTTACCAGAAGCTAAAGGTGGAAAATACTTCTGTAAGAACTTCTGTAAATATTATGATGAGTGTCCTAAATACATCAAGTCTAATGATGGTTGGGATTTATAATAGATTTTATTAATAAACTAAGGAGAGATAATTAACATGAATATAACATTAAGAAACTATAAAGATAATTGGCAAGATGTAAAAAACGCAACAATGAACACAATCGGTAAAGATAAGGGTGCATACCCTTCTTCCGATTGGAAAAGAAGATTATTACTTAGTGAGCATAGTCCTATAAGAAAGTTACATATAGGGTGGAAATGGAGCGATTTAAAATATTGGGTATCAGTACATTTAGTACGCCATAAGTACGGTATAGAGCATTTTGTGTCTACCCAACGTACTGATAGAACTGGAATAAGTCGTGATGAAATGCCACAAAACAGTTTAGTTAATCACGAATGTGAAGCTAATGCACAAGCACTTATAAACATATCAAGAAAGAGATTATGCCATTGTGCTTCGTTAGAAACTAGACAAGCATGGCAACAAGTTAAAAGCGAGATAGCTTTAGTTGAGCCAGAATTAGCGTCAGTAATGGTTAAAGAATGTGTGTACAGAAATGGGTTGTGTCCAGAAATGTTTACTTGTGGATATAACAAAACAAAGCTATTTGAAGAAGAATTAAAAGAATATACTAATATTGTTAGGGGGCAAATAAATGATAAAACTAACATCAATATGTAATGAAGTTTGGCTTGATATAAAAGATTATGAAGGATATTACCAAGTAAGCAATTTGGGAAGAATAAGAAGTTTAGACAGAGAGAGTAAGCATAGTAAAAATCATACAAGATTTATAAAAGGGAAAATTTTAAGTTTAAGAGAAAACAAATCAAGAGCTGGTTACTTTGAAGTTTCGTTGCACAAAAACAAAAAAGAGAAGAGGTTTAGGGTTCACAGACTTGTTGCAGAAGCTTTTTTAAACAATGAAAACAATTTTCCACAAGTTAACCACATAGACGGAGATAAAAGTAATAATACTATATGGAATTTAGAATGGGTAACTGATTTGCAAAATAAAAAACACGCTTGGGAAAATGGATTATATTCTTCAAATCATAGGAAGAGAGAAATAGAATGTATAGAAACTGGCAAAATATATGAAAGTGTTCAGAAAGCAAGTGAGTTGATTCCTTGTGATAGGAAGTATTTGTTTAAACATTTAAAAGGAGAAGTAAAATCTGTAAAAGGATTAACTTATAAGTACAGAAGAGGGGTAAGCGAATAATGGTAGTTTTAAGTGTAGATCACGGAGCAAGAAGTGGATATTGCGTATTTAGAGATGGTAAATACATTGAAAGTGGGATAGTTACGCTTGATAGCGTAACTTCCCTTAGACAAGCTCAAATGGAGTTTTATCAAATATTTTCTTTTTATGAACCAAATGTTGTAGTTGTTGAAAAAGTAAACGTTGCAGGAAGTAAATTTGGTGGAACAAATATTGTTAAACTAGCACAACTACAAGGTATTGTTTTGTTATTAGCTGATATGTTTAAATGCAAAGTAGTAGAAGTGAATCCAATGAGCATGAAGAAAGTTATAACTGGTAATGGTAAAGCAGAAAAAAGAGAAGTCGCTGAATGTATTGCTAAACGTTGGGGTTTAAATCCTAACCATATATGTGTTCCAGTTTATTATAAAAAGAAAGATGGAGTTAAAACATATTTAGCAGATGAATCAGACGCTATTGCATTAGGAACATATTATTTAGAAGAATGTAAAAAAAGTGCATAATTTGTAAAAAATTGTTGACAAGTTTTTCATAATTTGTTATAATTATATTGTAGTTGAGAGTTAACGACTTAGCCGACTTAACGCTTTAACTTCTTTACTAGCACATATATATATGGATTATGTTTGGTGACACGGCATGATTCGGTTTTTTCACACCTCCTTTCAATAAAATAGAATATATACTTAAAGACACGTTTACAGGTTGGCGTGTCTTTTTGCTTTAACAGATTAAAACTTTATAACTTTAACCTGCTAAAGCGTGGGGGGTATCTTTTTGCGTTCTAATGAACGTTACTAAGCATTTTTTTTGCAAATCAAGAAGAAATTTAAGAAAACCTATTGACAAGTACAACTTTTTGAGTTACACTTACTAACGAAGAGTTATACGTTAATAAGCGTTAGAACGTTTAGTAGCGTATAGCAACTTCGCTTCGCTCGTATTTGATTTTGACAAATCAAATGTGAATTTATTTTTTTTTTATTTACGTTTCTAAGCGTTAAGACGTAAAGCAAAGCGTAAGCAACGTTAGTTAACATAAGAAACGTTAAGACGTAATGAACGTAAAGCGAAAGCGTTGCTACGTAAAGAACGTACTAAACGTACATTACGATATAACTATTACGAGGGGGTAATTATACCTATGATTAGGCTAAGCTATAAACAACAAAAGTTAGTTGATTTTATAAATAATTATAGAAGATACGTTGAATTAAATCCTATAAAAGAATTTGAGAGTAAAGAAGCACTTGATGTGTTCATAAGAGATAATTACAACAAAGCAAAGGTGTGTAGAGCTAGAGGTAGAGAAATGATGGGGTATTATAATAATACTAAGAGTGGTAGATTAAATGCAGAGATACAAAAAGGGAAAGCAACGAATAGTGGTCTATGCAGTACGAAGCAAAGTGAATGGAATAAAATACTTAGTGAAAGAGTTAAAATAAAAGAGTAGGCGTAACCTACTCTATTTTTATATTCTTGTTATTTCAACTTTCTTAGCATTTGATATGTGATTTTTTATTTGCTCTATTATGTTACTTAGTTCTGTGTATGAACCAACGTGTTTTCCATCAATAACAACTCTATATATAGGTTTAGCAGTAGTTGTAGTTGATTTGTATTCAACGCCAGTTATACCTTTGAATAGAGCTTTGCAAACTTTTTCTACGTCAAATAAATCCATATCTGTTTTGCTATCACAGAAACCTAACTCAACAAGTATTGCAGGAGCTTTAGTATTCTTGATAACGTAGAAGTTAGCAGTTTTAACACCTCTGTTTTTCCAACCTACTTCTTTAACTAATTCATTTTGAACATTAGTTGCGTAAGTCTTTCCTTTGCTAGATGAAGGATAATGATACGTTTCTACTCCCATAGCGTTATTTGTTTTTTGATAAGCGTTAAGATGAAGAGAAACGAATAAATCTAAATTAACACTATTAGCTTTATTAACTCTATCGCTTAGATCACTATTACTTTTATCTACAGTACAATTATGTACTTTATGACCTTTCTCGGTTAACATTTCGGTAAGTCTTTTTAATACCTTTCTATTCATATCTGTTTCTGATACATAGCCAGTTGCACCAGTACCAGCTCCAGAAAGAGTGTGTCCTGCGTCTAATCCAATATACATTAAATCAACTCCTTTGCTTCATTAGTAGCTTGTCTACTTACACTAGCTCCAAAATAGTAACCAATAACCATACTGAATATGCTTAGAAATTCAGTAGAGCCTATATGTTTTGTTATGCTAAGAAAACAAAACACTATAGTTAGTAGAATAGAGATAATTTTCTTTACACTCATTACTTATCACCTCTTTTTACTTGTTCTTTGATGTCATCTACATCTACTTTTATAATATTCACGTCTTCCCTTAGCTGACCAAAATGTTCTTTGAAGTTATCAATAATTTCAAGCAATTTTTCTTCTCTTGATATTGAACGTGCTTCTCTTTTTTCAGTTTCTTTAAGAGTATAAATAACAAGGAGAATACAGACAATAGTCCATATTCCTTGCCCTTCTAAAGCTCTTATAAGTACATCAGACATTTTATCACCTCTAGTATATATTTAACGCTTTCATTAGCCTTTCTAACTCTTGTTTTTCTTTTAATTTTTCTCTTGTGTTTATGCCCATTGATTGTGCTTTTTTTTCTAAGTTTTCAAGTAGTTCTTTATACTCTCTTACTTCATAAGACGTTCTCTTATCTACATTAAATTCTTGACCACCTAATCCTAGTAACGCCATTAATCCACCTAGTTTATCATCAGATGTTACGTTTTCAAATGACCTATCCATAGTTCTTACACTAGGTAAAGCGTTAGTAATTAAATGTTTAGCTTTAGCATTGATGTACTTTGTTCCGTCCTCACCTATTTCAGTTTGTCCTAATATTCCACCTAAAAGACCTTCTATTGGAGAAGCTTCTTTCATTTGACCTTCGTAATTCTCTATTTCATTACCGAATGTAAAGTTTTTATTTGTAGCGAGTTCTAAAGGTGTTTTTATTATAGGATTAAGTGAACCTAGAATATTAGTATCTTGAATCCACGGTAAGTTAGTAGATATTGTACGTTTCTTACCTACAAAATCAGTTATGATTTTATCTTTGTCATTATCTTTTATAAGAGTTTCTTCTTCTTTTGATACATTAACTTTACGTTGGTTATCTAATATTCTTCTAGCATTTTTAACTGGTGTAGGGTTGTGCATAAGCGTATCTATTTGTAATTCCATGTTCTTTTTAGCAAATGTATAGAACGGAATTATACGCTTCATAAAATCTGTTTCAAAATCTGTCAAATCAGAATAATCGAATAAGAATTTATCTACGTGTTGCTTTGCTTCAAGTGGTGAATAACCTCTTTCTAAAAGTATTGAGAATTGCTGACGTTTAGAAAGTTTTTCAATATTATCACCTACTTTTTGTGAAGTGTTAAATATTGCTTCTATAGGATTAGCTTTAGGTTTTGTAACTCCGTTTATCAATTCATCTATTGATATGTTACCTTTACGAGCTTTATTAAACTCTGTGCTTAATTGCGTTACATTATCTAAACCAACTTGTTTAAACAAATCATTAACCATTTTACCAGTATATTCTACGCCATCAACACTTTTAAATAGCACTTCTGCACTATCTTTACCAACTTCGTTTGCTATTTGTAACCATTTAGGGTTAAGTGCTTCTGCTCCAACATCTAAATACATTTGAAACGCATTACCAAAAGCATTTCTAACATGGAATCCAACACTTGTTGTAGCCATCTTCTTCCACACATTTGTAAACTTATCATATACTTTTAAGAAATTATCTTTATCCTTTGTAAATTGTTCTGTCATAGCTTTTTGATAAGCGTCATATGTTACGCTATCTATAGCATAAACTGGAACATTCTTCGTACTCATGTTTATTTTCTCAAAATCTTCCCATGTAAGTTCTGTGTAATCAATAGCTCCATTATATTGCTCTGCTTTCTTTGACCACATAGTTTCTTTTAAATTCTTTTGAAGTGATTCGTCCTTTAGTGCATTAACAGTAATATCAGCACTTTCACCTTTAGGATATACAAGCTTTACGTTTCCTTGTTTAACTTGCTCTTTAAGTTCTCTAGCAAATGCACGTTGTGGTAAACTAGAGAATAACTCATTTTTAACTTGTTCGTAAGTTTGCCCACCTTTTACTTTTTTATAATTTTCAACTTTATCTAACTTATCTAATGCTTCTTTTTTAACCTTTTCTAACATACCATCTGGTAAATAATTTTCGTTAGGCATAAAGCTTTCTATTTCTTTTCTTATTGAGTTGTAATCTTGTTTGTTAAGTAACCCGATAAAGTCATTGTAAATTCCTTGTTCTGTTTCTTTAACCCACTTTCTACTACCAGTTGCGTTCTCTACTATGTTGTATAAACTTCCATCTTTTCCTTTTGCCCAACCAAGCTTAACTCCCATTTTATCTAAGTACATATCTTTAAGCTTAAAGTCATAAAAAGCATTACCATGTTCATAGGTTCTTTGTATCATAAGTCTTGCAAGATCACGTTCAAAGAAGTTCTTTATTGCTCCCTCTTCACCAAATTCTTCTAATGTTTTCTTATAGATTGCTTCGTTAAGTTCAGCAATAGTGCTAGTTCCGTTACCAGTTCTTGCTTTCATAAACTTTTGTTCATTGTAACGCAAGTTCTTTCTATCTCTGAAATAAGCTTCAAGGAATACATTTAAATCTGTGTTATTAGCAGTTTTCTTTAGTGCTTCATCACTCATACGTCTAGGAACATAACCTTGCGTAGTTATAGAATTAACATCAAGTCCGAAGTCTTTTTCATCAGCTAAAAGTTTTCTCATATACTCTGTGTAGTTTACGATAAAATCTTCTGCTTCTTTAGTTCCACCTAAAGCGTCAACTACCTCTTTGTTATCTCTTATTAACTCTATTGGCGTTTTCATTGTCTTTTCGCCATCTAAATTTATTATATTCTTCTTCATGTTTTCAGCGTAAGTATTGTAAAGTTTATTACCACTTTCACCAAACAAGTTATCTATTGTTGCAGTTAATCTAGCAATATCATCTTCACCATTCTTTACTTTAGCAAGTGAAGTTTCTAAACTATCCTTTGTAAGTCTAGCTCTTCTCTCAAACTTTTTAGCACCAGTAAATCGTTCTAATGCTTTGTCAAATTCAGCGTCATTGATACCTAATTGTTTAAATAACGTTTGTATTTCATCAACAGTTTTCTTAGACAAATCAATGCCTATTCTAGCGTTCTTTCCTGCAACTATATCAGCCAATTCAAGAAGCTCTTTACGATTAGACTTGCTTATATTTTTTATTCCGTACTCTTTAAGCATTTGTCTAAGTTCTGGTACTTTCATGTCATTAATACTTCTATCTTTAACTTTAGATGTTATATCGTCAGCTATTTTTTGAACATCTGCGTCTATAGGCTTTTCGTATTTAACATTACTAGGAAGTTCTTTTGTTACACTTGCTTCTAATTGAGCAGTAGTTTGTTTTGACATAGCTTTATTAAATGCTCTACGTTCTTCATATCCTCTTTGTAAATCTTCAACTATTTGTCTTTTATTACCACTCTTGTTTTTTAAATAAGGTTTTTTATTGTTAACAAAATCAATAGCTTCTTTAGAGTATTTTGTTTTTGGAGCAACTAACTCGTCTGGCTCTCTAAATGGATTATTACCACCCAAATCGTTAAAGTCCATGTTATCAACACCATCAATAACGTTTTTGTTACCCATAAAATACTCATTTTCAAGCAAATCATCAGCTATTCTTTCAGCTCTTCTCATTAATTGTTGTTGTTCTTCTTTGCTAAGTTCAGAGAATACTTTACCGTGATATTTCTCTGCAAACTCTCTTGTTATTTGTTGCTCTGCAAGTTGCATAACTCCACCTTTGTTAGTGACTTTATAACGACTAGGTAAATTATCTATTGTTACTCTCTTAGCTCCCTTGTTACCTCTATTAAGATATGATAGTATTTCTTCTAAATCATGTTTTTTGCCAGTAACAGTATCTACTACTTCTGTTACGTGGTCAAAACCTTTAGATATAGAACTATCTACACCTCTACCTTCAACAATTGACCTCATTTTTCTAACAACATCATTACGCAATCTCTTTTCTACTGTATCAGTAAGTATTGATGTTCTACCGTAAATAGACCTCATACTACCTTCTGTTAAGTCTTTTATTTCAACGCCATAACGTTTTGCTAAATTAGGTAAACTTGCTTTAGCTTCTTTACCATATATCGTTTTACCTGTATATAAACTAGAAATTTGATTTTTAAGTTTTTTGTATTCAATAGCTTTCTCTGGATTAACAAAATACTTGCTTCCCTTATCTATCATGTTTTCGGCTTGTCCGTGAACAATTTTATCGTACACTTCACTTGCTACATTATCACCTTTAAGTCCAAGTTCTAATAGTATTTGATCTTTCATAGAGAACATTTCATCGACTCTATTTTTAATTAAATCTCTAGTCTTTTCTATTTGAAGTTCTTTAGTGAATTTTGTTTTGTTATTTATTCCGTCCGTTGGAGCTAAGTTATTAGAAATATTAAAGTTAACTGATTTCTCTAAAACTTTATCAGCATTTTTATTAATCATTTCATCTAAGCTATCCATAACTTCTTTAGTGTTATGAGGTGTAACGTATGTAGATACATTATTAGCTTCGTTGAAGTTTTTCATATCTTTCTTTATTGTCTTGTACATATCATCAAACGAAGTACGTATTTGTGACATTTTAGAACGAATTTCATTAGCTTCTTTTATATTTCTATATTTCGTTCCGTCTGGTCTAGTTTTTGTTATCTTTTTAAGTTCTCTTTCTGTTAAGTTGTTAAACACTTTTTCTCTTTGCTTACTAGAAAGCTCTAAGAAATTATCAAGTTGTTCTTTAGGCATACCAGAAAGTTTAATCCATTCATTAATAGCACCTTTACTTTCATCAGCGTAAAGTTCCCAAAGTGTTGTTGCTTCTGGATTAGCTTCTTTAAGTTCGCTTATTACATCTTCTTTATTTCTCTTTATATCAAGTTCGCTTATATCACGTACTTGTTCTGTTTTACTAGAAACTTCATCTATTGGTTTTGCACCAGTAGATTCGATAAAGTCATCTATTTGTTTTGCATTATCAAACTCTTTTTTAGTGTTATTTAAAAGTTCATAAGCTCTTTTTCTCATGGCTCTTTCGCTTTCAGTAACAGTTTTTGTTGCATTATCAAGTTCTCTTGAAGCGTCATTTATAAATTTTTCAAATATATTGTAATGAGCTTCATCTTTTAGTACATCAGAAACGTTATGAGTTTTAAGCTTTTCCATAAGTGAAGATATTTCTTTAGTGTCTTTTCCTAACGCTTTCATATCCTCTATAAGAGTTTTAACTTGTGCAAAGTTTTCTTCATTCATAAGTTCTTTAGCGTATTTACTTTGATTCTTAACTTCTTTTGAAGCAACTTGTTTAGCATACTCTAATGGATTATTTTTTATTAATTGTTTTAATTCATAATTAGTATCAAGCTTCTTTAAGATACTTTTAGGCAAAGCTTCTAATGACGCTCTTATACCATCTTCGCTCTTTTTAAAGTTCCATGTGTTCTTTATTGCTTCTCCACTTTTTTCTAATCCTTTTCCAATCGTTTTATCTATACCTAATGATCTACTTATCTCTGCGATTTTATCAGCACTAATTATCTCTTTCTCTATCGTTGTAAACGGAACAGTAAAGTTTAAACCTTTATAATTTTTAACGTTGTTTTTATTAATAGTTTCTGTAATTCTCTTAGCTTGTTGTGATAAATCAACTACTTTATCAGCGTTTTTAGTTCCTTTAGCAACACTATTAATACCTTTTATTGCGTTCTCTACTGCTTCTTGTGTAACTTCTGTACCTATTTTTGATACTGTTTTACCTTTTGTTAATGCACCAAGTCCACCAGTAAGATAAGTAGTTGGATCTAGTAATATATCAAGTGCTAGTCCACCAACAAAACGCCCTGCTTTTTCACCAAAACCTTCATCACCAGTACGTTCCCCTGCAACTAAATCAACTAAATCACTACCACGTTTTATTTTACTTTCATCACTTGTTAAAGAACCTGTGAACCCATCACCTAAACCTTTTAAAAATTTAGTGTTTTCATCACCATCAAGTGCATTATAAAGACCAGTAGTTACGGCTTGACCACCTGCTGATATGATATTAAAGAACCTAGTAAGTAATCCTGCGTCATTTTTAGCTTGTTCTGGTATTTCTATTCCAGAAGCGTTAAGACGTTGCTTTAAATCATAAATATCTTTTCTGTTGTAGAATGTACTGTTTATTGGAATATCTGGTAAGTTGTTGTATTGTTTGTTTGCCCAACTATCCATACCTATTGTTTTTAAATAATTAGTGTTAAGTATATCGTTTATTTTTTGAGTTTCTTCTTTAGGTGCAGAGCTTAATATTTGTTGATATGGATTTTTGCTTGAATATTGCTCGTTTTCAAATCCAGAAAGGGGAGAGTAATCCCCTAATGAGTTTAAATTAGTAGTTGTTTTTCTTGTGCTTTTAAGCATATCATCTAACCAATTCATAATCTTATCGTTCCTTTCTAATATCTACTAGATAAGCTATAGAAGTCTTGTGTTCCTATGCCTTTACTAGGAGAAGATGATGGTTTAGATACTTGGTTGTTTTTTGCATAATATTGTGGAGATGTGCTTAATGGATTTCTATTACCCCAATCAGTTATATTCTTTTGTAAACCAGAGTAATCATATCCATATTTATTACTATCATTGTGCATTGATGTGTAAACTTGTGCTAACGCTTTATATTTATCATCATTATTTATATTTGGGTTAGATATTAAGTTATTTATAGTATTTTTATAATCATTATAAGCTTCTCTTTCTAATTGTTGATTGTAAAGTTGTTGTTTATAATCAAACTCTTTTTGTTTCCAAGCGTTACTACTATTCATTTGTTCTCTTTGAAGTGCTAATTGTGCGTATTGGTATTGTTTTTGCATTTCAGCTAAAGCATATTCTTGTTGAAGTTGCTTGTTTTTAAAGTTCTTATCCCAATCTCTATCTTCTAATTGGTATGCTAAACTCATAATAGCGTCTAATTTATCAGCTTCCATTTGTGCTAAAGTGTTGTTAAAATTTTGTGCTAATAAATTCTTTTGTTCATCTATGTTATTTAAATCAGCAGTTCTATTTCTGTTTATATCACCTACAAGTCTTGTGTTCTTAGCGTCTTGTTCTGCTAATCCACTTACGGCAATAGAAGAGTTACTTAATCCACGACCAAGCATTGTATTTGATACGTTGTTTTTGTTAAGCTTATTATTTAAATTTTGATTTTGTACTTGCAAATCATAATTGTTGTTTATTCCAACTTTTTGTTGCTCTAAGTTTTGTTGATTACTTGCAAGTTGATTTTTTAAAGCGTCAACTTTTAAGTTATAACTAGGAGTGTATTGTTGTTGAGCTTGTTGATAATATTTATTATTAGCGTCCATTATTTCACCTCTATTTATTTGTGTATTTCATTATTGCTTCTATAGTTCCATAAACACTTATACGTGCTAAATTCGTTGTATCTACTTTTATAATATTCCATTCACCAATCTTTACGTACTGTGATATGTCTATGTTATTAGCAGTAGCGTTACCACTTGATACTGTACAAACTTTATTGTTATTAACGTACACATTTGTAGTACCTGGGGCAGTAGTTGATACTCTTATACCTTCTTTTAGTTTATGCTCGTGTTCTGGTATACTTACACTAGCTTCACCAGTATGGCTATGTGGTGGAACACTTACACTAACACTTATAGGTGGTAAATCATGTGAGTGTTGAAAAGTATTAAAATCTGCATATTTAAAATAACTAGCACTACCAGTTAATCTACCGTCTGGCGTTAATACTCCTAATGTTTTTCTGTTATCTTTAGAAGCTATAAAACCACCAGGTTTAGTAGTTATATTTTCGTTTTGTGGATATATTAAATCAGTAGGAGCTTCATATTCATAAGGTGGAGTTCCCCACTTTGTTACATAAGAAGTTTTAGGAGCAGTATACCCACTACCAGTACAACTACCACCACCAGATATACTAAGGTTTACACTACCACCTGCAACACCACCACCACCTTTTGTTACATCACTATCCATACGATAGTTTTCTACAAAAGCGTTAAGTGTAGCTCCTTTAATAGTTTTTATATTAGGGGGAACATAAAATCTAACGTAAAGAGGATAAGAACTATCTAAATTCCCATCACCTTGGAACGGTATATATTGTGTTAGTATATTGTTTTGTAAGTTTTTATCAGTATCGCTAAAGTTTATGTCACCGAACACTTTTTCAAATATATTCATAAAATTTTCATTAATTTTCATTATGTCTTGCCCAGTTGTACCTCTTACTTCTTCTCTTACATATGTCATAATTTATCTCCTTTAATCAGCGTCTAGCTCACAAATAAGCTCTGGTGCAACTAACTCAAAACTAGAGTTATCAACATTTTCTATCATTAGTTGGAACATACGCCCTTTGTTTTTTAATTTCTTTCTTAATAACGTTTCTTCTTCTGGTAAATCAATAATAAGCTCTTTTGTTTTACGTTCTGTTTTTAGTTTTAACTTTAACTTTCCTTGACCTTTAACTCTAAGGTAAATATAATTACTCATTTTACGATAGTTTTTAGCACCAAAATCAAATAATGGAGTAGTCCAAAGAAGTGGTAAAGCTTTTGTTCCGTTGAACAAGCTCTTTATTTTTTCACCAGAAGAGTATAGTAATTCATTTTCAAACTCTAAGAACGAGTTTATATTGTCTATATCATAAGTCATAAAAGAATTATTCATAGTATTAAATTCAATAAGAGTATTATTATTTTCGCTGCCATCTGTAGGAATAGCAAGATAGTATTTATTATTATGGTATATAGCAACGCTTTTATTAGCGTAGTTTTTATTCATTCTACCTATAATGTTTTTTATCTTTTGCGAAACAAGAGTTGTATTTGTACCGTCATAGTAATATATACCGTCACTATTCAAGAAATAAGCTCCGTTATTACCTACACAAATACTCTTATCAGCTATAGCTCCATTACAACTAAACAATTCTACAAGTTGATAATTACTAGGAGAGCTACCATATATCTTATAAGCACTTTTATTCTTGAACAACACAACGCTATTAAATATAACTTTCATTGCAATGATCTTAGAGCCATCATAACTTCTTACATCAAGAAAACCACCGTGCATATTTATTTCTTCTTCCTCTGCAAGTGGAACAGTAAAGTCCTCTATATCAGCACCATTAACGTTAGCAGTAGAGAAGTAAACTCTATCGGGATTGTCCTTATTTCCTGCTATCCAAAGTCTATCATAATGAAGTTCCATAAACTCACCAGTAGGAGCATAAGTGGTTATAGTGCTTTCGTTTTCATGTTCTTTACCATCAGCGTCTATGTACCCAACGTGTTCTCCTTCATCATTATATTTTTTACGTCTGTTTTTTAATTTTCTAGTTTCCTTTTTGGAATGTAAAAAAGGAGTATCTTCTTTAGACGTAGCAACCATTATACGCTCACCATTATATTCAAAATTAAGAGTATCTAATTTTTCACCAGATATATCGTATATTTTTGTTCCGTCAGTTTTGCACAGGGATTTACCTTTACCACAAAGCACATATGCGTCTGAAACATCGTAGAACGCCATTAGAGAGTGGATATTACTATCTAAGGTATATTTTGTTGATGGCTCATTAAACGTCTTTAGAGAGCCTTCTGATATATCACAATTATATGCCTTTACACTTTCATATTGTTTTATTAAACCTTCTGCGTAATATTCGTTAATACCACTTTGAAAACTAGGTATTTTGAATGAAGCTTCTGCCATAAAGTACCTCCTAATAATCTATAACTACGCTATCATTTACACAGTTAATCATTTCTGCTTGTGTTTGTTCGTAGTTATTTATTTTCATAACATATCTATTTAAGAAGTATTCTGATTCTTTTACCTTCTTTCTATGAAGCATATACTTATAACAAGCATAAAGGCATAAAGCTTCATGTAGAAATATATTTAAGTCTGGTTCATCTTCATTTTCTATAAGTTCTTCTGGCGAAGTAGCATACACCATTTCAACAATACCACTTTTATTAGTTATTATAGAATTACCAACTACTTTATCTTCGTTAGTAAGCTCTGGTGAAGTAGAAACGACTTGTAGGCAATTATCTGGTAGCGTTATCGTACCCATTATTACTGGCACATAAGCAGTAGAAATACGCTTGTCTATTTTTGCTAAATCTCTATATGCTTCGTTAATAGCACCTTTAACTATTATCTCTATTTGTTCATCTTCATCTACTTCGTCTATCATGTTATAAGTCAAATCAAGTAGTTGCTTAAAGTTCATAATATCACTCCTTAGTATAAAAGACGCAATTAAGCGTCTTTATTTAGTTCTTTTATTATTCCTCTTATATATTCATTACGTGTAAGATACGGACTTCTTTTAATATTCATATCAAGCATTTCTAAATCTTTTTCAGATACATCTATATGAATAGTATCTCTTAGTAAATTAGCTTCACGTATTCTTTCGTTTTCTTCTCTTTTTATTATTTCTTTAATATCTTCAATTATTGCCCATATTATTAATATGTTTATTGGTAACACTACCATAAATGCGTTCCAATTCATTAATAATTACCTCTAAAGATTTCATCATACTTATCGTAAATACAAATCTTTCTTATAAAAGCTCCAACTGTCATATGTTCTCTTTCTGCAAGTTCTAAAAGTATTTCTTTCTCTTTTTGACTAACTTGTACAGTTATTCTCTTTTGCTTTAATTCTTCTTCTCTTTTTCTACCATACATTAACCGAACACTCCCCCACTACTCTTACCGAGCATATAATCGAGTAATAACCGAGGTTTTATTACCTAATACCACACTATTACCACACTATTAGTATATTCGTAAGAGTGTGGTAATAGTACACTTTTATGGTGATAG